GTATCCCTGGAAAATCTGGCAGTTTCAACAGTCTGAGTACAATGATTCCTCGCCCCCGATGACATTTTTTCAGCCAAATTCTAATGCCGCCGAACTTATGGGGGTATTTGATAAATTTATGGTTTTAGCTGATGAGGTGTCAGGTATCCCAAAATATATGACTGGAGCGCATGTTCCGGGCGCTGGTAGGACATCTTCTGGGCTGTCTATGCTCATGAGTAATGCAGGGAAGTCGATCAAACAGGTGATCAGTAATATTGATTTTGACGTAATCCGCCCAATGTTGGAGCGTCAATACCAGCGGAATCTTAGATACGCAGATGACCCCGATCTTATTGGCGATGTACAGATTCTAGCACGTGGAGCTATGTCTCTAGTTGTTAAAGAAGCTGAAGCTGTGCGAAAAAGTGAGTTTCTCCGTATGGTACTGGAAAGTCCAGTTGCTCAACAGATTGTCGGTCTTCCGGGCACAGCAGAACTTATGAGAGATATGGCTAGTAATCTAAATACAAATGTTGATCGCCTTGTTCCTTCTAGGGAAGATGTCCAGAAACAACAAGAAATAGCCCAACAGCAGCAGATGATGATGCAACAAATGCAAGCTGAGCAAGAAGCTGCAAACTTACAAGAAGATGGTACACCGCAAGGCGGTAGGCAGTCTAACACGATGAGCCCACGACCAAATGGGCAGTAATATTTAATGTATGGCTAATGTTAACTTCCAATCAATAGCTTTGGGAGTGTATCTTTTTATATGCTTATTTGATTTTGTCCTCGTTCCTGTTTGGTATGGAGTAAACAGACCAGAGATAGCTAGTTTTATAGATACAATGAATACAATGGAAAATGCTCAACTTCAGATGGAGCTTATGAGAAAGATGACAGACCACCATGATCCATACACTTTGATGGGTGGGGGCTTGTTTCATTTGTCTTTTGGAGCCATACTGACAGGTAGTGTATTAAATAGAAAAAGTAAGGAAGAATGATGATAAACGTACAATCTGTTGACACGTTAACATAATTTGAGTATTGTTCGTATATGATTGACTTGAATCTTTGTGACCAGCAGCAAATTAATGCGCTGTTAAAAATTAAAGAAACGGGCAATGATGCTTTTGTAGCTTTGCTAGAAGGGCAAATTGATAAGGCCGTTTCGCGGCTCCTACAAGCAGATGACATGGCTATGCTCCACCGTCTGCAAGGTCGCTGCGAAGCATTTAAAGATCTACTAACGGCAATTGAAAATGCGCCCAAGGTAGTTAACCGCTCGTAAGAGCACGACGAAGCAGACCAAAAAGGGAGCAGCTTACCCACGGGGCGCTGTGAAACGGAGTTGGAGCTTTAAGGAGAAAAAATATGGCATTACCTAAACAGGTACAGAAACAGTTAAAGGACGTCGAAGAGCTAGAGAAAGCGTTACAAGCCCAGTCCGACCAAAATTCAACTAAAGTTGCAGAAACTACAGACGCAACAGAAGTTAAAGAAACTAAGGCTAAAAAAGCCAAAGACGAAAAGGTCGAACCGGATACTGAAACGAAAGAAACTGCCGAAACGGAGTTAAACGCTGCCCCCGCAGAAGTAAAGCCAGCTGACACGTCGCCAACGGACGTAGAGGACGAGTTTAAGCAGAAGTACAGCACCTTAAGAGGTAAGTATGACGCTGAAGTTCCTAGGTTGCACTCACAAGTTAAGCAACTAACTGATGAACTAAGCGCATTTCGAAAAGAGATGACTGCAAAAAACGAAGCACCGACAAAGCCGAAGGAGAAAGTCAGTTTAGTGACCGACGCAGATCGAGAAGAGTTTGGAGAGGATTTGCTCAACGTTCAACGAAAAGTTGCAAAAGAAGTTTCTCAGGAATATGAGGAGCGTTTTGAGCAGCAAGAAAAAATTATCAAAGCTTTGCAAGATAAAGTTGCGGGCACAGATAAACAAGTTGGCGAAGTTGGGTTTAGTCAGAGATTAGTAAATCTAGTTCCTGATTTTGCACAAATAGACAACGACAAACGTTGGGTAGCGTGGCTAAATGAACATGATCCCATGTTACGAGCCCCGCGAAGAGTTCAGGCCCAGGCGGCATTCGACGCAGGTGACGCAGAAGCTATAGCAGACTATATAAAGCTGTGGAAACAAACGTTATCTGAAACATCGAGTGAAGCTGGAAAGCCAGTTCGACAAACAGAACTTGAGAAACAGGTCGCGCCAAATCGGAGTGCGAACTCTGTGAAGACGCCGACAAGCCAAAATGGCAAGTATTATTCTCCTAAAGATATGGATAATGCTTGGGTAAAGGTGCGAACGCTAAACACACGAGGGAAGTACGATGATGCGGCAAAACTTGAAGCAGAATTGACCGCTGCATATATGGAGAACCGTGTTAGAGCCTAACGGCATGATACGCTAACTGTTGAGCAGCTGTCCTAACCAACTAAAGTAAGGAGGCCAAAATGGCTGCTGTATTCCCCGTCGTAGGCTCCGGCTCATTCGACACAAATCCGTCCTATTCAGGGACATTTATTCCACAGTTGTGGAGTAACAAACTAAACGCAAAATTTTATGCGAACACCATGATGACTGAAATCGCTAACACTTCTTGGGAAGGCGAAATCAAAAATCAAGGCGATACTATAACCATCCGTACTGCTCCATCAATCACTATTAATGATTACGCAGGTGCGGGTACAACTTTAACAAACGAAGTTCCAGTACCAGTCACTGTTGATATGCAAATCGACAAAGGTAAGTATTTCAGCGTTCAGGTTAACGACGTGCTAGCGCACCAAGCTGACATGGATCTGATGAACATGTTTACCGACGATGCTGCAAAGCAGTTGAAGATTGCGATTGAAAACGAAGTTTTCTTTCAATATTTTGTAACTGCGGGTGCTGCGGCGGCTAACAAAGGTGCAACTGCTGGTGCAAAATCTGCTGGGTATAACCTTGGTACAGATGTTGCTCCAATCGATCAGGCAACTCCTGCAAACGTCTTAAAAGGCATATTAGCTATGTCAGCGACACTAGACGAGCAAAATGTACCTGAAGACGGAAGATGGTTAATTATTTCACCATTTGATCGTCAGTTATTGATGCAAACAGATATTGCTCAAGCATACTTCACTGGAGATGCAGCGAGTACTGTTCGTACTGGTAAAATCGGTATGCTCGATAGATTTACTGTTTATGTGTCTAACCTATTGCCAAAAGGGCAAGCAGCTAAAGCACTTGTTGCAGGTCTATCAGCAACAGCAGGTGGTGCCACAGTTTCTAACGCTAAAGTTAGAAGAATGATGGTAGCGGGTACTTCAGATGCTTGTGCATTTGCTTCGCAAATCAGTAAAACTGAACCACTTCGCAATCAAACTGACTTTGGAGACATCGTTAGAGGTCTTGCAGTTTATGGCAGAAAAGTTGTCAAAAACACTGCGTTAGTGACCGCGCTTGTAGGCTCAGCTTCTTAAACCTCTGGAGGGGGCATAAAACCCCCCTCCTAAACATTGGAGTTTTGCGATGGATATATATCAGTTACTGGAAAAACTAGGCGGAGAAATAGTAAGCAACAAAGCAATGGTTGTGATTGACGAAGAACGTATTGAAATTGGTGGAATTGTTAATAATGAATTTCAATTAAATGAGCGAGGTAAAATTCTTGCTGAAATTCATAAATCTGAGGCTAAAACGCCGTCTTCCACAACGAGTTCTACACAAAAGCCGAAGCGAGCACGTAACGAAGATGGGACTTTAAGAGGAGACGATCCTAGTACTCCCAACATAAACGAGGCGTGGGAACATGGCGACAATTAAAGTTATAGAAATAATTTCTCGTGTTGAATCTATTTTACAGGATACAAATGTTAGATGGCCGCGGGTAGAACTTCAGAAATGGCTTAACGAAGCGTACTTAAGTATTGTTTTATTACGACCTGATGCTAACGCTAAGTGTGCTACTTTTACATGTGTAGCAGGAACAAAACAGTCTGTAACAGCATCTAGTGGCGGGTTTCCTTCAGCACTTGGGCTTTTAGACGTGACACGAAATGTACTTTCTACATCTGACAGAAAAGTTGTTCGAATTGTAGCAAGAAGTGTTTTAGATGATCAACGCCCAAGTTGGCATACTGAAACGCAAACAAATAACATTCAGCATTACACTTATGACCCCCGAAATCCTAAAGAATTTTACGTGTACCCACCTGCGCTTTCAACAGCTCAGCTGGAGGTAGTTTACACAGATTCGCCTGGAACACATAGTTTATCTGCATCTGCGCTAGATCCTACGGGCAGCAATACTGAAGTTATAAAGCTTGATGATATTTATCTTAGTCCTATTACAGATTGGATTTTATATCGAGCGTATTCAAAAGACGCTGAGTACGGTGCGAATGAGGCGCGGGCTACGTCTGCGTATCAGTCTTTTGCAAATGCAATTGGAACAAAAACTCAAGTGGACGCGGCGGCAACGCCAACTCCAAGTAAGGTGGCATAATGGCAACTGTTTTATGGAATAAAATGTACCCTTACCTACAACCTTATGTTCCTGGGTGTCCTGAAATTGTTATGGAAGCGCATTTACAAGAAGCCGCAGCAAAGTTTTTAGAACGAAGTGAAGTATGGCGTTTTGAAATTGAAAAAGATTTTGCTGTAAAAAATGTTGCGGACTACCCTATTTATTTACCATCAAGTGAAGCAGTATTAGAAAATATATTTGAGATGGTTATAAATGATAGGGTTATTCCTAGAATTACTGACCGTCATCTTAATTCTACAACAGTCTCTACTAATAGTTGCCCTCAGTATTACGCAATTTACCAAGATGCGTCAGTTAAATTTTACCCTACTCCTGATAAAAAATATGAGTTTAGAGGGTCAGGCGTGCTAAAAACTAAATTAACAGCCACAGGAATTGAAGATTGGATTTTTGAGTCCCACGGTCGCTGTATAGCTTACGGTGCAATTTCTCAACTTGCGTCTGTTCCTGGCAAAGAATGGAGCAATCCTGAACTTTCTGTTTATTATCGTCAAAAGTTCTTACAAGAGTCAGATGCAGCTAAAAGTCGTGATTATCGTCGTGTTGGAATGCGCGTTCGGGGTCCAAATTTTACTGGTATTAGAGGAGTAGCATAATGACGACTTCATTTAATTACGTTCAAGGTGATACAGGTCCTCAACTTAGACTAACTTTTGTAGATGAAGATACTAACACAGCAACAAATTTAACTGGAGCAACAGTAACGCTTCATTTTCG